ACTCACGCCCACGCTATTCTAAGTCACGCAAGGTTTGGGAATTGGAAACAACAACAACTTGGACTTGCGAAACACATCAAGAATTGTCAGACCAATAGGATAAGGTGAAACTATGAATGATTACGAAATTGACGAGATGACAGTATCCATCCCATGCGCCGAATGTGGCGATACGTTAGAGGCGTGGGAACTATCCGAAACAAATGTTTGTTTCATTTGCGAGGTGCTTGCATAAAATGTCAGACCTATGCGATACAGTAGAACTATCAAATCAACGAAAGGAAAGTCTAGTGAATAACCTAGAACTTGGACAAGTTGTCCGCATCACATACCTACAACCTTACAATGGTGCAGGTGCATCACGTTGGAAAGTTGGCGAGATTGTCAAGGTCACGCCTAAGTGGGTGCAACTATCAGGGCATAGGGGTGGGTGGCTACCTCGTGAGGGTATCCTCACAATAGAAAAGTGGTGATAGCCCGAACTTTTTTTATAGTGTGCCCTTAATGGGCGCACTAATTTTTTTTGCGGGAGTCTTTGGAAATGTGTATCATACAAATTAAAAAATTATTAACATTTTGCCAAAACTGATTTTATATGTGACCAATATCACATTTATTAGAAATTTTGGCGGGAACGTAGAAAAAGATCTGCACAATTATCACAATATGGATGCAGTTTAGAAGAAAATGCCTCTGCAAGCCATTTAGCCTTAGATAAGACTAATTCAGCTTGACAGACATAGCAAAATGGCTTCTTGTTTAGTTGATAGCTAACATTGGCATACTTTTCGCTCATGATTTCATCTCCAGGAGGGATTCTGAGATATTTTCGACAACACAATCTTTACAAAATAGACCCTCTAGGTTAAATCCAGGAAGACATAGCCAATTTGTTTGATTTTCTGCAAGATGTGTCTCACATTTATTGCATTTTAGCGTTACATTAATTTTTTCGCTCATATTTTTCTCCTAAATGTATAATTCTACTAATTTGTACACAATAGACATAAGAATAAATGCTAGTGTATATTTTTTTAAACTCAAATGCACTCCTTCTTGCCAATATGTCCAAGAAGCAATGGCATAAAGCAAGATATACAATAAAATTAATCCGATCATGGGGCAACACGACCATTATCCACAAATGCTTTATAGGTATCAGGCATTAATTCTGCAAAAATCGCCTCATATTGATCTGCAACCTGGGAAATCTCATATTGAGGGTAAGACGGGAAGCGAGAATCTTCATGCTTAGTGCGAAGTGACAAGAAATTCATTAATGCACGAGCATTCATTGTCACATAAGCACTAGAATAGATGTTAAGTGGCAAAATTTCACGAGCAACTTCTTTAGCAACGTCAAATTCAAGCATTTCGCAGTATCTTTTGTAAGATTCTACACAAATTTCAGTAAAGTGCTTGTTAACGAGGTAATGTTGGTTCTCATTTCCATCTTTGAAGTCATATTGACCTGCTTTGCCTTGCTGCAAAAGCTTGCGATCACGACTTGGAACATAAAATTCGGGTTCAAGGATCTTATAGCGACCAGATTCCTCATTATATGAAGCAATACGATGACGCATATGCTCTCTCCACACAAAAATGGGGGCTTTGACATAAAATGTCATTACAGAATGCTCAAATGGAGAGCCATGACGCTCACGCATAAGAAAATTAATCAAACCACTGTTATCTTCAGTAGGTAGATGGTTTGCTCTTTGTCCAACTGTTGATACACGAGCAGCCCAAGCAACATCATTGTCTGATGCTGAATGTTTAACTAATTGAACAGTCATATCACTAGAAAATTTCACGATATTTGCCTCCAAGCATGATAAATAGCCAACCAACATAGGGCTGGAGCAACAACATATACAGTAAATAACTGAATAACACGTTTAGTTGTATCCAAGAGTAATCTTCTCCTTATTTTTATTAATTTGATCTAAAATTTCGGGGGTTTTCAGAGAATCATCCATACTCTCTAATCTAGATAAGTCCCTACATGCATTAGCATGCTCATCATAGCGTTCAAAAGACTTTTTATCAATAGGTATAATAACATCCATTGAATATGTCTCACAATGTGGACAATGTAACTTACCTACACGATAAGATTGCATTTTTCTAGGTTTATCAGTAAATTTAAAAATAGGATTCATTATCTTCTCTCTTTTTGCAGTTGTTTAAGTGTTTATTATACGATATATGAGCATTGTTTGTCAAAGGTAATTGACATAGCATTTTAAATTCAAGACAGAATGGACATACAATGATTCTCACTTTATCATTAATATAATCATCTGTCCATTTATCACTCATCATCTAAAGAAATGGCGGGATCAGGAGACAGGTACTTACCTGACTCATGCAAAGAGACCAACTTATCTACATTAGTCTGATTACCTGTACCAGATGCAATAAGTGCTAATAAATCATATATACGCAACATCTGAATGTACATACCACCTATGATTTCATATAGCTCGCTTATACTAGGTTCTGGTTCATTATTCTTGAGTTCCGACATTGATATACACCTTTTCTGCTAAATCCTTGATTTTTTTGTAAAATTCCAGCCCTGGATACTTTTTATAATCGCATTCCAAGCAATATAGGAAAATTCTATCCTCTGAATCCACATTGGGAATTAGCCCCAAGTGAGAATCGTCATTTCCACAGACAATGTTCGGGACATACCCATCTGCCTGAAGTTCGTAATATGTTCTAAAAACGCCAAAATTCATTATTAATATATTCTTTTCTTATATTAGTTATATAATTCTATTAATTATATTATTTATATATATTATATATTATTTATATACACACAGATGTAATTGTAGAAATTATTCCCAATGTTGTCAAATAAAATATAAATTGCTATAATCAGGTAATGAAAGTATCTTTTACGGGTGCGCCCGAATACATGGCTACAATGCTTGGATTTGGAAAAGCCTCATGGAACATCTTTTCATCTTTTCGGCGTTTAGGAATAGATCCTATGGTTAAAGATGATAGTGCTCCTGTCGGAATCTCATTCTGCCCGCCCCACGATTATACATTTGGAGAAAATCAATACAAAATTGGATATACTCCTTGGGAATCAACGGGGCACAGAGAGGGTTGGCTAGAAAAAGCAGCACAATGTGATGAAATTTGGACAACTTCCCAATGGAACAAACAAATCTTTGAAAACATGTACGACAGAGAAGTCTTTGTCTATACTCATGGTATCGATCACAACTTTTCCCCAAAGAAAAGAAAATATGACATTAGCGCACCTTTTACCTTTTTGCATGTAGGTGAACCCTTTAATCGTAAAGCTGGACAGTTAGTTGTAGATACTTTTATTCGTCTTTACGGGAATGATCCTCGTTATCATCTTATCATGAAGTGCACAAATGAGAATTATCTTTGGGTAACACCACCAAATGGTGGAGATGCCGTAAAACCAGATAAAGTTTACAATAACATTACAATCTACAATGAAGTTTTTTACCCAAATGAACTTTTAGCACTTTATTCAGTAGCACATTGTTTTATTTACCCAAGTTGGGGTGAAGGATTTGGATTTAACCCCTTACAGGCTATGGGAATGGGAATTCCTACTATTTGTACTTATGAATGGGCAGAATATAAAAATAGGATTACTTTGCCCCTTTCTTCCACACTCACTGCTTCTCCTTGGCAAACAATTCATCCAGGAGATCAGTTACAGCCTAATGCTCAAGAGTTAGAAATGCTTATGTTGGATGTTGTTCAAAATTATGCAAAATACACAGAGATTGCTTTTAAAAATGCATTTATCCTACACGAAGAGTACGACTGGGATCTAGTTTCAAGACCTGCTGTTGGAAAATTAAAAAAAATATTAAAATCTAGATTTTAGAAATTAAACGTGCTAGACTAGAGGTCTACGAAAAAATTGAAAAGGTCGTGTTACTATGAGCGGGATTAAAAATCCTTATGAAAACTTTATTGCCCTTAGCCGTTATGCTAGGTGGATTGAAAATGAAAACCGAAGAGAAACTTGGTCAGAAACTGTAGATCGTTATTTCGATCATATGGTTAAACACCTTAACCAAAAGCATGGGTATGTCCCAGATGATAAGCTAGTTAAGGAGTTGAAGGATTATGTCTTCGCTCGTAATGTTATGCCGTCTATGCGTTCTGTTATGACCGCAGGTCCTGCATTAGAACGAGATAACGTGGCAGGATATAACTGTTCGTTTCTTCCTGTAGACTCACTTCGTTCATTCGATGAGGCTATGTATATTCTTATGTGTGGAACTGGGGTGGGCTTCTCCGTAGAACATATGTATGTGGATAAGTTGCCAGTTGTTAACGAACACTTCGAAAAGACAGATACGGTTATTATCGTAGAAGATTCTAAGGCTGGTTGGGCGAAGGCTCTTCGTGAGCTTCTTGCCCTTTTGTATCAGGGACAGATTCCCGCAATTGATATTTCCAAGGTACGCCCAGCAGGTGCAAGACTTAAGACATTTGGTGGTCGTGCATCAGGTCCACAACCACTAGTAAACCTCTTTGATTTTGCTATCAAGACTATTCGTGGAGCAGCTGGTCGCAAACTAAAGCCTATTGAAGCGCATGATATTATGTGTAAGATTGGTGAAGTAGTTGTAGTTGGCGGTGTTCGCCGAAGTGCCATGATTTCACTTTCAGATCTCAATGATCACGACATGGCAACTGCTAAGGCGGGTGCATGGTGGGAAAATACATCACAACGTGCACTTTCTAATAACTCTGTAGCGTACACAGCAAAGCCAGAAATGAATGATTTCATCGCTGAGTGGAAATCCCTATATGACTCAAAGTCTGGAGAACGTGGCATCTACAATGTCAAGGCTGCACAAACCCAGGCTGCAAAATATGGTCGCAGAGATGCTGATATTCATTATGGAACTAATCCTTGTGCAGAAATTATTCTTCGACCTTATCAGTTCTGCAACCTATCAGAAGTTATTATTCGTGAAGACGATACAATAAAGGATATCAAGCGTAAGGTAGAACTTGCAACAATTCTTGGAACTTGGCAGTCAACACTTACAGACTTCAAGTATCTTCGAAAGATTTGGAAAGATAACACAGAAGAAGAGCGTTTACTAGGCGTTTCAATCACTGGTCAGTTTGGTCATTCACTGCTTTCTGGAAATGAAGGTCTGGAAGAGTTGGACAAGGCTCTGAGTAACCTTCGCCTTATTGCTTTAAGTACAAATGTTGCGGAAGCTAAAAAGATTGGCATAAATCCATCAGCTGCAATTACTTGTGTTAAGCCATCTGGAACAGTATCTCAACTAACTGGAGTATCATCTGGTATGCATCCTTGGCATAGCGACTATTACGTTCGCACTGTTCGTGGAGATAAGAAAGACCCACTGACACAGTTCTTGGCAGACTCTGGAATTCCCGCCGAAGATGATTTTATGAAGCCACAGGACACCACAGTGTTTAGTTTTCCAATTAAGGCACCCAGGGGAGCAATTACTCGTAAAGATTTAACAGCGACCCAGCATTTGGATATTTGGCTTACTTACCAACGTGCTTGGTGTGAGCATAAACCATCTATTACAGTTTCTGTTCGTGAAGAAGAGTGGATGGAAGTCGGAGCATGGGTTTACAAGAACTTTGAAGAACTTTCTGGAGTTTCTTTCTTACCACACTCCGATCATACATATAAACAAGCCCCATATCAAGAAGTCACTGAAGAAGAATATGATGATTTTGTAAAAAGGATGCCAGAAAGTATTGCTTGGCAAAATCTTTCACTATATGAAACAGAAGACAATACCACTGGAATGCAAACGCTCGCCTGTGTCTCTGGTGAATGTGACATTGTTGATATTGGAAAGTAATGTATAATTAATTTATACCACCCGCCTCCTCTGGGGGCGGGTTTTCTTTTAGTCCAATAAAGTGGTATAATTTCAATATAAATCTTTATGGAATGGTAGTGCTATGGCGGTAAATCAAAATTATAATGTTATTCAGGGTGATTCATTTATCTTAGATGCTGTATGGGCAGATCCAAATAACGAGCTTATTAATCTTACTGGGTATACTGCGGAATTTGAGGCAAGAGATTTGCCAGGAGGAATGCTTCTGTGCACTAGTGGATCTTTATCTGCAATCCCTTCATCTGGCTCTTTTGCGGGATATCAGTTATCCACACCTAGTGCAAGTTCTGGAACTATAAGAGTTAATATTTCTGGTTCTAATACCGCCTTCTTCAATTATCCAAGAACTTCATATCAACTAAGGGTTACAAGTCCTTCTGGTGATCAGACCACTATTGTTAAGGGTTGGTTAAATGTGGATGCGGGAACCATTGAATAATGTCAGACAATATTAGTATTAATAATATAATTAATTCAGTCAGTGCTATTCAAGTAGTAAATACAGTCACATTACAGTCTCCAGGTCCACAAGGTCCAGCAGGTCCACAAGGTCCAGCTGGCGGTGGTACAGGAACATCATCTTCTATTACGGTTGTTTATCCAATAACAAATTCAGGAACTTCATCTGCTGCCATTATTGGACTTAGTGCTTCTTATATTCCCGCTTCTGCAACATACGCTTCATCTGCAGGTTTTGTTTTGGGTTCAAACATATCTGGTCTTGTTGCAAGCTCCACATATTCAATTTCAGCACTTTTATCGGCATCTGCTTTAAATTCATCAAGTGCTGGGTATTCCATAAATTCAAGTAGCACATCGCAAACAAATTTTTCAACTTTAACTCTATCTGGATCTAATGTTGCTACACAATCTTATGCTGATGCTCAAAATATTTTATATTATGCATCGGCACAGTATTATGCCGATTCTGGAAGTTTAAATGCTTATGCATCAGCCGTTGCAGTAGGTCAAGCATACTCTAATTCAGCAAGCTCTAACGCTTATAATGCAGCAAGTGCATATGCTTTATCTGCAGCAAATTCTGCATCATTAACTGCATATAATAATGCTTCAGCATTTGCAACAACAGTTTCTAATTCTGCGTCAAATAATGCGTATGCATCTGCAACATCTGTTGACCAAGCATATGCAAGATCTGCAAGTTTGACCGCATATAACAATGCAAGTGCATTTGCAGTAACTTATGCAAACTCTGCATCTTTAAGTGCTCTTAATTCGGGAATATCTATTGGAACAACATATTCTAATTCTGCTTCATTAACTGCTTACAATCAAGCTTCAGCATTTGCTGTAACTCAGTCAAATAGTGCTTCTTTAAACGCATATAATAATGCTTCTGCATTTGCAGTTACAACTGCAAACTCTGCGTCTTTAAATGCTTATAATACAGCAAGTACATTAGTAAAAACGGGGGCTTGGAATAATCAATCGGCTTCTAATAATTACTCTACATACTCAGGTAGTTCTAACTATGCTATTACATCAGTAGTTACTTCTGACACCCCGCCTTCTAGTCCTGTAAGCTCTCAACTTTGGTATAATACTGAAACAAATAGATTATTTGTTTGGTATGTAGATGTAGACTCATCACAATGGGTAGAAGTCGCAGGAGCATACACTCCAGCATTTAATGCTATTGGTTCCGACTTAATTCCAAATGTAGATAACTATTATACTTTGGGATCATCTTCGATGCGATGGAAAGGTTTGTATCTTGGAGCATCAACTCTTTATATTACAGATACAGTAACTGCAAGTAATATTGGATTAACTGTATCAAATGGTGTGCTTAATATATCTGGATCTGTTCAAATTCAGACGGGTAATATTAGAATTACTCCAACTGGTATTACCTCTACTGATTCCGACCAAGATATTACAATTGGAAACACGGGAGATACAGGATATCTTGCTACTGCAAGAGGTATTAAATATCCAGATGGAAGTATTCAGATTTCTGCTGCTCCCGCTCATAACTTTGACGCATATAGTACAGTAGACCAAACTAATCCAGTTGCCAATACCCCAAGAGGATTTACATTTAATACAATTGGTAATGTAACAAATTTAACAGGTTCTGCAGATTTTACTATTACATCTGGAAGCATTATTTCAACAAAACACGCAGGATCATACAATATTCAATTTAGTGCTCAAGGAATTAAAACAGATAGTCAAAATGATGATGTTTATATTTGGCTAAGGCAAGATGGGCAGGATGTACCAGAAAGTGGTGGAATTGTTACTCTTATTGGAAATAATGGTAAAATGGTATCTGGTTGGAATTATGTTGTTCAAGCAACTGCAAGCAGCACATTTTCTTTGATGTGGGCAGCAGCAGATACAAATTTGTATTTTGCACATACCGCTTCCGCAACATCACCATATATAAGACCAGGTGTACCATCAATAGCAATTACATTTACGGAGGTTAAGTAATGGCTAGTAATTTTCCAAATTCCGCCAGCGTAGGGCAACAATTCACAGTTAATGGCGTTACTCGTCAATGGGATGGTACTGCATGGATTTCTGTTGCCACAACTGTGGCGGGACCACAAGGACCAGTTGGTCCAACATCAGTAGCAGCATCTGTTACATATGCTACAACATCTGGAAGTACTCAGCAAACAACCTTCTCAAATATGAATGTGAGCGGTAATTTAAGTGTAACTGGTAATATTTATCAATCAGGAAGTATTGTTACTATATCTGCATCAAACCTTGAAGTTGCAGACTCCGTTATTTATCTTTCTGCTTCTAACTACTATTCAGATTTATTAGATATTGGTTTCTACGGAGCATATGGAGCACCAAGCCATAATACCGCATCAGATCATTATCATACTGGTCTTATTAGAAATCATAATGATGGAATATGGAATCTATTTTCTGCAGGTATAGAGCCAACAACTGGATCCATTGATTTTAATACTGCCAACTTCGACACTTTGAAGTTAGGCGGGATTGAAATAACTTCTAGTGCATTGGTATCTAATCTTAATGCCCAATATCTAAATTCAATTCCATCAAGTTCCTTTGCCCTTAAAACATATGTAGATTCACAAGATAGTGCAACTTTGTCATCTGCTCAAACATATGCAAATAGTGCATCACTTAATTCATACAACAATGCAAGTGCATTTGCAGTAACTAATGCTAATAGTGCATCATCAAATGCTTATAATCAGGCATCTGCATACGCAAGGTCTGCAAGTTTAACTGCATATAATAATGCCTCAGCATTTGCTGTAACACAATCAAATAGTGCATCATTAAATGCTTACAATTTAGGTGTGACTTACACAAATTCTGCAAGCCTGAACGCTTATAACCAAGCATCTGCTTTTGCAGTTACACAATCAAATAGTGCATCACTTAATTCTTATAATCAAGCAAGTGCCTTTGCAATAAATGCAGATCAAAATTATTATGCATCTGCTCAAATATACACAAGTGGATCGGCTTGGAATAACCAATCTGCTTCTGTAAAATTTGCATCTAGTGCAGGATACCTTCCAGTTTCTGGTCTATCTTCATCTGTAATTTCAATTGGCGGTACCCCAATAGGTCTTGGAGAGACGACTTCTGGACTATCAAATATTTCATTATCCAACATTTCATCCCTAGGTTTATCAGGTAACTCCCTTGATACAAGTGCTACCACATACTTTAATTTACTTGCAACTCCCGCAACATTAAATATTGGAACTACTGGTGCTTATGGTGGTTCAAGATCTATTAATATTGGAACGGGATCGGGAAGCAATGGAACTGGTTATATAAATATAGGCGCAACCGATCTTGGATATTATACAGAATACATAAATATTGGAGCATCTATACCAGCGACTGTTCTTTATAGTAGATTCATCTCTATTGGATCCGCAAGTGCAAATAGCACATTAACAATTTCTGCAAACTCTACAATATATGGAACACTTGGTGTATCTGGACTTATTACTGGCTCTATAACAACTTCACGAAATTCAGCAAGTTTGGGTGGTATTTCAGCAGCAGACTATGCTCTTGATTCATCATCTAATATATTTACTGGCACACAAACCATATTAACTGGGGCAAGTGCTAATAAGGGAATAATTGTTCGTGGATCTTCTCTTCAAACCGCAAACTTACAAGAATGGCAAAATTCTTCCAGCACAGCTCTTGTTGGTGTAACAGCGAGTGGATATATTTATAGTGGATCTTTACTATTTGCATCTACTGCTACACAGGGTAGTGCTGCACATTTAAGTATTTATGCAGCATCTTCAAATCCATCAATTATTTTAAGACCAGCAGTCACCCCTGACCCAAACAGTAATCATGTTGAAATTTATAATACTCCAACAGCAACATCTCCAACTTTAACTATAAACAAATCTGGTCAGCTATCATCAACTGGTATTACTGGACAGTCAAGTGGTGTCGGTTTTCCAATAACAGCAGTTAGATCACTTCCAAATAATGGAGTTTTGGGATTGTCAGCAAGGCAGTCATCATCAGTAACACACACATCAGACTTACTTCAAATTCAGCAAGCAACAACTTATTTGTCATTTGCTGGTATAACAGCATCTGGTCAGATATATACTGGTATTAATACAGCTTCTGGATACACAACAGTACCACTAACAAATACATCTGGAAGCTATGCTCAACTATCAGTTTCTCCAGCATCATCTGCCAACCCTGGCGTAATTATTAAAGCTAAAGCGTCACAAACTGCCAATTTACAGGAATGGCAAAATTCATCAGGAAGCACTTTATCATATGTGAACTCTAACGGTCAATTTGTTGGAGACGGTTCACTTCTTACAGGAACAGGAATACCAATATATTATTCTTCATCAGCCAACACAGCATCATTTAGCCCAGCAGCAGCATCAAGTTTCCCATTACTTGGATTATCTACTGGCTCAGTAGCCCTTGCTGCAAATACAACGTATAAGATTGATATGGAATTTGTTATGCAATCTGTTTCGTCTGCAGTGACCAGAACCGCATCATTACAATTTTTGTCAACATCACCTCTTTCATCTTTAGGTTATTTTGTTGAAGTGTTAGCTACAACAGTGATCCCTCCAACATCGGCTACCGCTACATCAAATATCAATATTATTTCTTCTAGTGCCCTGTTAGCAATAGAAACCGCAAGATCGGCAGCTGGAACACTTTCTAGAATTGTTAGAGTAAAGGGTACTTTAAGAACAGGAACGGCATCAACCGCACTATCACCACTTATGCAGTTTTCATCAAATCCAGAAACAAATATTACATTTTTACAGGGATCATATATGTCATTCATTCCATTACTTGGATCTACAAGCAATGGAACTTGGGGGTAGCTTTAATGTCTTATAAATTAAATGTGTTGGCTGGAAATCCATACGCATACTACCCCTTAAATGGAAATTTTATAGATGGAATAAATGCAACATCTTCAATTTCTTCAACTAATTATTCTTTTATATCTCCCCCGATTATTACAAATAGCGGATCAGCATTGAAGATTTCTTCAAATACTACAGCATCTCTTGCAAATAATTCTATTGAAGCTTTGTGCAAGAATTTTGAGGATAAAACTTTTACAGTTGCTTTTTGGTTTAGTTTAAATAATCAGTTAACGGGTAGTGGATATGGGTCCAACCCTGTGGATAATTCCACCAATAAATTAAATTTATTTCATGTAAACTCAACTACACCAAAAATATTTACAATTTACTATGACTATATTTCAAATACTATTAGGTTAAAGGTTCTAGGAAATGGAAATACTGAAGCGTATGTTCCAATAAGAGATATGAGCATTCCCTATTATGTTGTTGCAACATACTCAAATAAAAGCTTATCAATTTCTGTAAACGGTGATATTGGAGTTTCTGGATACGTTAATGACACATCAACAATATCAGCCTACGACAAAACATCCATATATTATTCGCTTGGAAATTCTCTTGTGGCAGGAAAACAGGTTAGTCACTATCTGATAAGCGATCTTGCAATATATGATAGAACTTTGGATATTAAAGAAATAAATAGTCATATTTCCTGGGCATTTAATGATGGAAAACCAATGTCATACTCTTCAAACTCTTCAGACATTTCTTTTGTAAACATGCAAGCCTCAGAAAACTCCTTTCATTATGCAAAAGTTATTTCTGGAAAAAATTTTCAGGATCAAGGAATTTATTACAATTTAAATATTGATAATTTTGGAATATCCCCACAGAGACTTGACCGCTCTGCATCAATAGCATACTCTGGAAGTCCAGTAATTGTTTCAAGTAGCAGTAATGGAATATCTTGGTCTGGAAGTGCGGGAGTGCAATTAAACAATATCTATCCCCAATTTGACCTTTCAAAATTTATGATCAACCTACAACTTAAAAGAACAAGTGTGCAAAATGAAAATATTTTTAGTATTTCAACTTTGTCAGACAGCTCTTATATATATATGACTAGTAGTTCAACAAGCTATGCCTTAAATTATTTTAATCCAACAGATAGCTCATCTTTAGTAATTATTTCTTCTGCATCCGCACCAAAAACTGGCTCGGCAAACATCGCTGTAGTATTTGATTCGGATAGAATTTTTATGTATACTAGCGATGCTGGTTCAGCAGTGTATTATACGGCATCCAACAATTCGCTTCAAAACTTAAGGTTTAGTAACTATACCAACATTATTATTGGTAATTACATTCAGTCGGTATCCACTTTTTCTTCTAGTGTAAAAAATATTGGTATCTCAGAAAAGATAACCTATGACTTTTCTTCCTTTAATTGGTCAAGACCACTTACACTTATGACTAAGTTTATCAACACAGAAGATTTATATATTGTTTCGCAGTATGGATATTGGCAAACAGTAATACCAGTAACATCAAACAATAATTCTTTCATTTCTCAAATAGATTGGAATACTATGGACAATTGTACTGTTTCAACATCTATAGATAGCTCTTCAACCTTTAATGTAATTAGTAAAAATTCACCAATTTATAATTACAACTCTTTGTCAATTTCAAAGCCATCAACACTAATGGTGGAGTTATACACAGATTATTATGTAGAAGACAGAACTCAAAGTTTTAATAACCTTTCTATCAGCATTGCCGATTCAATAGGCATCAAAACAGATGTAAGTTACTATGAGATTATTCCAATAGTTTCATCTTCGGCAACAAGTCCTTCTTTTAAAAATGATAGCGTTCCAATTATTTCAAATCCGTCAAACTTTGGAATTAAATTTTCTGGGTCAAATGGGAATAAGCCAGCCTATCTTTACGCATCAACACAGTTTAGTACATACTACGGTGTTGATTTCTGGTTTAGAAATGATAGGTTATCTGGATCAGCAATTGTTTTTTCTGGAAAAAACGGTCCAGGCTCAGAGCCATTTGTTTACATATCTAACTCTGGCTATCTAACTCACAACGCATCAGCTTTATATATCAATGGGGCATCAGTTTCGTCTGGATCTTTTTCAATATCAACTGGGGTTCCATATCATATTGCAATTGTACCAACTGCATCCCTTGCAGTTTCTTCTAGTTCATTTTATATTAATGGATACCCAACTACTGCATCTATAAATACATCTTGCGCTACCTATGGAATGATGAATATTTGGGAAGTTTCTCCAACTTCTAGTTCAATATCTTCAGTATACAATTCGTATTTAGGAAGAAATACTCAGTCTGTAATAGATGACAATGTAACAAAAGTGGTGTCCAACATATCAAGTGATTTGGTATTTGCTTATAAAAATGGTTGATATATGTTCAATAATTTGGTTTTCGTAAATAAAAATGGTAAAATCTATTTATGAGTAGAATGAAAATTACACAAGTTGAAGAAGTTAGCTATGGCTTGTATTTATGGGAAATGCCTAATGGCGCAGTTGTGACCGATGAAGAGGGCAACTATTTAAATGTAGCAGCAATGAAGGGCGATGTTAGAAAGATTAATGCCTTGAGACAAGCAGCGAAGTCACTTGGTTTGGAAGAAGGAAAGCCAATTTGGTTTTCTGGACACAGACAAATTACGGATGACGAGTATTTACAGCAGAGAGAACGTATGGAATGGGGTCTTATCCCAGACGAACTTGATGTTCCTGCAATCAAAGAAGATCTTAAAGAAAAGAAAAAGATGGGTATACTTTAATGTCAGAAATACTAGATGACGACAATTCACAAACTATCAGAGTTGTTTCTGACAGAGATCGTGTTCGTCAAGAACCAGAATTTCAATTTGAAGACCCTTTTGAAAAAAGCTGGGAGAGTTTAAAAAAGATTGATGGTCTTAATGAAAACTTTAAACGTAGAGCAAATAGGTTAGAAAAGTCTTTTACTGGTCTAGATGATGCTAAATCAAAGAAATTAGACCCACTTGACCTAACAGGATATTCCCTGTTTATGATTGTTCAGCCACCATATAATGTGATGTATTTATCTCAATTGTTTGATCTATCTCCATTTCACCATGCAGCGGTAGATGCCAAAGTAGCAAATATTATTGGTTTGGGGTACGATTTTGAAGAAACTCAACAGGTTCTTGATAAAGTTGAGGATGTTATGAGTGATGCTGTAAAACTAGATAAACTTCGTAGAAGAATTTCTAGGGGTAGACAAGAACTAAAAGATTACTTAGAGTCAATGAACTCCGATGATGGCTTCTTGGAAACTATGAAAAAGTTGGTTACAGATTTAGAAGTAACTGGAAACGCCTACCTTGAAATTGGTAGAACTTCTTCTGGTAAGATTGGTTTTATTGGTCATATTCCCGCAATTACTATGCGTATTCGCCGTCATAGAGATGGATTTGTTCAGGTTGTTTATAATCGATATACTTTCTTTAGAAACTATGGGGATACAACAACAGAAGATCAAATTGGTACCGATCCAAGACCAAACGAAGTAATTCATTTCAAAAAGTATTCACCAACAAATACCTATTATGGAATTCCAGATGTTATTTCTGCGAAGAATGCTATCGCTGGTGATGAATTTGCACAGCGTTACAACCTAGACTACTTTGAAAATAAGGCTGTTCCCAGATATATTATTACTGTAAAGGGTGCAAAACTAAGTGCTGACTCAGAAAGAAAGCTTTTAGAGTTTTTTCAAACAGGTTTGCGTGGAAGAAATCATAGAACTCTTTACATCCCATTACCATCCGATGGTGAGCAAGCCCGTGTAGAATTTGAGATGAAGGCAATTGAAGCGGGTATTCAGGACTCTTCATTCAAAGAGTATGCTGTAGAATCTCGTGACCGTATTCTTCTTGCACACCGTGTGCCAATTTCAAAACTTGGAACACCTCAAGGAATGTCTTTGGCGGGAGCAAGAGATGCCGATAAAACCTTCAAGGAACAAGTTTGCAGACCAGCGCAAGAGTACATTGAACATAAGTTGAAAAAGGTCATTGCTGAAATTACAGACATGTTTACTCTTAGATTTAATGAACTTACTCTTACCGATGAAGAAACTCAGGCAAGAATTGATGATGTTTATCTTAAAGATCAGGTTATTGTTCCAAATGATGTTAGACTTCGCAAGGGTCTTCCACCAAGAGCAGGTGGAGATACTCCGCTAGTAATTGGTCCAAAAGATACAGCGGAGCAAAAAACTCAAGCAAATGGAACTCGTCAGCGGGATCAAAAAAGAAAAATTAATGCACCAGACAAACAAGGTGAAGCAAGAAGCCCAAAGGGTGAGGGAAGAACTCAATCTTAAGAAAGGAATAATATCAAAATTTTGTATTGTAGAATAAACTTGGTATTATTTAAGTAGTATGAATATTGAAAAGTCCATTTGGTCAAACGGAAGTAGAAAGATGAATCTTGCTTTTCCAATCGCCAAAGTAGATAAAGAAAATAGAACCGTTTCTGGATTTGCAACACTAGATAATGTTGACAAGCATGGAGATGTGATTACTGCCGAAGCCAGCAAAGCTGCCTTTGAGAGATTTCGTGGAAATTTGCGAGAAATGCATCAACCAATTGCCGTTGGCAAAGTATTGTCTTTTAACGAAGAAGATTTTTATGACGCAGAGTCTGGAGTAAATCACAAAGGTGTTTTTGTTGAGGCATATATTTCAAAGGGTGCTCAGGATACTTGGGAAAAAGTATTAGATGGCACCCTTACTGGATTTTCAATTGGTGGAAATATTGTAGAGGCATCTGCAGATTCAGATAGCGAAGATAGTCATAGAGTTATTCAAGCTTATGACCTACAAGAATTAAGCCTTGTCGATAATCCAGCTAATCCATTGGCAAATATTTTTTCTATTCAAAAGAATGGCGATGAATTGATTTTCAAGGGGCTTGCAGCAGAAACTGAAACTGAAAATGTATTTTGGTGCAAATCAGATCAGATTGCAACAGCTTATTCTGGAGAAACTAAAAACTGCAGCGTATGCGGAGATTCCATGCAAACAATTGGATGGGTTGAGAAATATGATACGGAGAAAAACTCTTCTATCAAAAAAGTAGTAGATTCATTTTTTAGCAAAGATGATGCCCCAGGTCCAGTACATGGTCCAAATGGAACTACAGATTCCCCATCCGCCCCACTAAGTGTGACCTCTGAGGATACAATTAATTTGTATCCAGATCAGGCGGGAAACAATATTGGCACAACAAAAGTCAATAAAAAGAAAAAGAAAAATACAATCAGCAAAGGAGGTAGTATCGTGGCAGATTTAAGCCCAGAAGAACTAGAAGAATACGACCAAGCTGAAGAAATCAATGAAGTTGTTGAAGATACTGATGTAGTAGAAGCTACAGATGTGGCAGAAATTGAGGTTGATGAACTAGATTTTACGAAAATGGTTACTGACCTCAAAGACTTTGTTGGAGAAAAGCTTGAGAAAAGTGTTGAAAAAACAACCGATGATACTAATAAATTGCAAAAAGCATTTGAATTAGAGACAGCGGGAATTACAAAGAAGTTTGACGAACTTGCTATTGAAAAGCAAGAATTGACAAAATCTATCGACACCCTAACAGATCTTGTTAAGAGCCTTCAAGGTTCACTACAAGACACAAATAAAAGACTTGCTATGTATGAAAATGACACAGCAATTAAGAAATCTGGGGAAGTGGACACTCCAGAAAAATCAATTCAAAAAACAAACATATGGCAAGGTTCCTTCCTCGGAGTCCAAGACTTATAGTCCAAACAAAACAAAAATTCCCCTTTTGAAAGGTAGGTGAAATAAAAAAAATGAGTAACGAACTTTTACAAAAAGCAGTTAGTGCAAACCACACCACAACAGGTGATGGTGCATTCTCTTCCCTTGCAGCCAATGCAGACCTTAGCACCACAGGTGCTGACGGCGTAAGCGTTAAGGGTGGTTCAGGTCTTCTCTATCCAGATCAGGCTAACCGATTCCTAGATTACATGTGGGACGCTACAATTTTAGCAAAGCAAGCTCGTACAATCCGTATGCGCTCAAATACAACTGAAATTGATCGTGTTGCAGTAGGTCAAAGAATCATGCAGGTTGCTGCTGAAGATAGCCCACAAGACTATGTAAATGCAGGTGGATCAACTGGTTTCCAGGCAAGTCCAGCTACATTCTCAAAGATCTCTCTTACAACTCGTAAGTTACGTCTTGACTGGGAAATCTCTGCAGAAGCACTTGAAGATAACATTGAAGGTCCAGATTTAGAAGATCACATCGCTCGTCTTATGGCTACACAAGCTGGTAATGACGTTGAAGATGTATTGATCAACGGTTCAGGATACAATGCTGCAGGTCCTCTAATGTCTGCATTCAAGGGCTTCCGTCAGTTAGCACTTGATAATGCACACGTTGTAGACGCAGGTGGATACGGTCTAGATAAGTTGATTTTCAATCAGGCTATCAAGGCACTTCCTCGTAAGTACAAGCAACGCCGTAACCAACTAAGATTCTTCGCAGGATCTAACTTGGTACAGGATTACCTATACGGTCTAACCAACACAAGTAACAACTTCCTCCCATTTGATATCTCTTCAGGTATCATTCGTGGCGATGTTGCTGCTAACGATGGTGGTCCAGGTACTGTAACCCCATTCGCATTCGGAATCCCAGTCATCAACGTACCGTTGATGGATGAGACCCGTCCGTACAATGGAGGAACCAGCACAACAGGTACTACTTCAGGTCTTCACGGCGAAGTACACTTGACGTTCCCACAGAACTTCATTATTGGTATCAAGCGTGATGTTGTTGTTTATCGTCTATTCCAGCCAAAGAAGGATACAATTGAGTACACTCTCTTTATCCGTGTTGGTTGTGCAATTGAAAACTACGATGCACACGTTATTGTACAGAATGTTAGAGTTTCTGGTACATCTGCGCCAGTAGTTGGCTCGCTTGGTTCTTTGGGATCAAACGCAGCTGGAACTACAAACCCAGATGCTACAAGAGGTTCTTATGTAAACTTCCAACCAGGTGTGAACAATGTTCCAACACAGGGTTCTGGATTAGGTACATTCTAATTTCAATCCAATTAAGGATAAAGGGGACATTTTGTCCCCTTTATTCTTTTTTGATATTATTTGGTATAATATTTATATAACGAAAGGAATCAAATGTCATTTGATACTCTTAAAATTAAGGAATTGAAAGAAATTGCAGAATCTTTTGCAGTAGATGTTCCAGCCAAAATTTCTAAGCAACAGTTAATTATGCTTATGGAAGAAGAAGGCGTTACATATGATGCATACAAAAGATTCTTTGAGGCGGAAAAAGTAGAGCCTGAACCAGACTTTACTCCACGCCCACCAAAGGTTGATGGAGATAATCCAGATGTTGTTTTGGTAAAAATGGATAGAGGTAACTTTACCTTCCAAGCTGGAAACTTTATGTTTACTAAGCAACACCCATTTATCGCTATGACAGCAAATGATGCTCAAACAATCTTTGACTCATATGAAGGTTTCAGATTAGCTACACCTAGGGAAGCCCAGGAATTTTATAGCTAATTTGTTGGAGGAAGTAAGTGCAACAAATTCATAATGGAACGAATCAAACGCTCACATTAGATATTTATAAGAACGGCTACTTGTCGAATGCAGATGGATCTGTGTTTGTAACCATTACAGATGCAGATACATCTGCTTCTGTCACATCTGGGTCTGCCTTTAGTGCCCCACCAGATGGAAGGTACATGTTTGACCTGTATCCAAATTTCACATCATCAAACAAGGTAATAAAGATTAGGTGGGATTATGAAATTAACAGTGCATCTACTTTTCAAACACAGTATGCTGAAATTGTAACCCCATACGCTTTAGTTAGTGATATTGTAGATTACTATAAAATTGGTCCAAGACCATCCGATTTAAACTATTACTCTGAGCATGATATTACACTTGCAGAGCAAGTTGCTAGGTTAATGATTAACAATTATACTAGTCAAGATTTTGGAACAAGATACGACTCTCAAGAACAATTTGGTAGTGGTTCAGATGCCCTAGAACTTACTGAAAGAATGCTTACAATTGACAAAGTTTATGAAAATGGAAAGTTGGTAATAGATTACACAACTGGATATAATGTTTTCGGTTATGATGTAGAGTTGACCCCAACTGGAAAAGCAATTAGAATTAAGCTAGATAATACATATGGAGATGTTCGGTATGACAATCAGGTAGATCCAACAATTTTATACTATGGGTCATTTAGAAGTCATACTAGATACAAGGTAGTTGGTCAATTTGGATACAACTATGTTCCTCAAGATATCAAACTTTGCACAATGCTTTTGTGTGGAGATTTATTGTCTAATGACGCTGCGTGGAGAACAAAGTATTTAAAGAAAGTTTCACTTGCTGAAGTATCCTTTGAACTGGCTAAGGGAGCGTTCAACGGTACTGGAAATGTTTTGGTAGATTCTATTTTAGATTCTTACAGAAACATAAATATGGTTGTGATTTAATTGGGAATATTTCAGTTAAATTCTTACACAAATACTTTTATGAACATGACAGCAGAAGTATACATTCAAAAGAATGTTCAGTCAGACAGTGGAGCCATGACTCGCCAATGGGTCTATGACAAAACTATTTCATGCAGAGCAATGGTTCCAGCAAGCAAGGCTGGTAGAAGCGTTTCGGATGGCAAGTCGTATGGAACTGGATCTCAAGGGTACGCTGAAAATTTAGACATAAAATTGCAGACAGAAGTTAGATTAAGTAAGCGTTTTAGAATTTCTGGAATTACCTCGGCAAACGGAGAAAAAACTTTTTTGGAATATGACAAAATAAGTTTAGAAGACACTATTTTTGACATTGTGTCTATGCACCCAGCTCTAGACCCTTTTGGAAAAATAGCTTATTATGAATGTAATCTTAGAAGGGCACAAATTCAAAATAATGATATCATTTCAGTTTAATAACATAAATTCCTTTTTTGATGAGTTAAATTTAAAAATGGAAGGTCTTCAAGAGTTAACTTCCCCAACATCAAAAACTCAGATTGCCAAAGCCGTTTTTACAATTACATCCAAGCAGTTTGTTAAGGATTTTGCCAAAGAATCTTTTGCTAATCCCAAGAAATATTTCCATATGTATGAATGGAACAAACTGGGAAATAGTAACCAGAAATTATTTGTTATTAAAAGAGATTCAGTTAATTATGGAAATTTAAAAATTGGATTTAAGTTTAAGAAATCAAGGACACCTGTGCCAATTCCAAATATGCCTAAAAAAAATAATTCAAAAAAATATGTTTCTAAAAAAAGTATTTTTTACAACAAAGCAGAGGTTATGGAGTCTGGAAAACCAGTTTCGTTTACAACAAAACAATATTTAGCATTCTTGTCTCAAAAAGATGGAAAAGTTCATTTTATTAGACCAAGGAAAATTGTTAATATTTCTCAGCCAGGTGGAAGATCAACCAAGAACTCTTTTGAAAAATTTGCCAAGAAATGGTATCAGACTAAAGCGGAAAAAGCAGTAATAAACTCTAGACTATTTGTGTCACTTGAGAGTGCCGTAGCAAAATCTTTGGATGGAAAAAGTAAAGACAAAAAAGCGGTCAAAGAAACAATAAGGGTGGTAACAGAAAGATATGCACAAGGAGCTACTGAAGTATAATGGCTAACTATAGTATGCATCTCGTATTTGATGTAAATAAATATGTTTGGGATCAAATTAAAGAAAACGGTATATTAAACGAAAATGATTATATTGCTGACGGATTTGATACACCATTGATTCCAGTAATCCCAGCCCAACAAATCCCAGAATTTAACAACCTGATTCCAGGTCAAACATATTTAATTTATGATTATGAAGAGATGCCAACGCAAGAAAACTGGTGGATATCAAATCAAATAATTACATACTCTATTGTTTCCCCTAACTACGACAAAATTACACAGGTTATGGCTATGTTGAAAGATTTATTTAGAAGGCATGATGATTCCGCAAAAGATTTAAATAGGTATTCTGGAGTTTCTGGAATTTATGATTTTCATTACATAACAATAGATTCATCTACGTCTCCACAACATTTTTCTAATGAAGGCGGGTTTATGATGGGTGAAATAAAGCTTTATGTATCATATGCAAGACACTTAGATAGTAATGGTAGATACCAGTAATTTGGCTTTTTCATTCTTGTACGATAAGATAGTTATGAGGAAGTGAAATTTGCTAATTTTCTAAAAAGAAAAGAGGTGAAAAAAAATATGTCAGACGTAAGAAATATTCTCGTTGGTGCTGCTCAGATCTTCGTATCTCGTGGCACTAACTCAAATCGTCCAAATACTACTCCAGGTGGAGCAGATCTAGCTTGGGGTGCAGCACAAAGTGCAAAGTCCTATTTATTAGGTGCAACAACCAAGTGGAGAGACGTTGGTTATACAAATAACGGATTTGAAATCTCATATGAGCCAGGATACAACGATGTAATGGTAGATCAGTTGCTTGACGCAGCTCGTCTATTCAAGTCAACTCTTAAGGTTATGCTTAAGACTGAACTTACAGAAGGTAGCCTAGAAAACGTACAGTTAGCATTTGGTCAGAATGAAGATGCAGTAACAATTAGTTCCACTGGTACAGTTAACACAAACAATGTGTTATCATTTAACAGCGGTTCAGCTTTAGATCCTAACAAGGTATCTATTGCATCAGCAGGTACTGCAAGCTCTCTTTTTGCTAATCAGACAACTGTAACCCCAGTAACAGCATCAGCTGCAACTGCAGGTATTACTTTTGCTGTGGCTCCACAATTCAATATTACTAGAGATGCAACTGGCTCTGTAAGTCTTGTTACCCTAGTTTATCCAGGTGTAATTGCAACTAGCAGCGCCACAGCTTCTGTAACATTGCCTGGTAGACTCCAAACTTATGGAACTACACCAGGAAGTGTGGGTCAGGATGTTGTTTTAGCAATTGCTGCTTCGGCAGGAGGTGCAGCTAACGCTGTTCTTGCCCTTGCAGGTGGTGCTCTTGGTGATGCTCCTATCGAGCGTTCTATTGTAGCTGTAGGTAATGCTCCATATCAAATTGGTGCAACTGCTGCAGATACACAATCCCCTATCGAAGTTCAAGCTGGTACAACATCAAACTCTAACTTCAAAGAAAGAGTTTATGTTGCTCGCAGAGTTGTTCAGGTAGATACTACATCTCATGGCTTAAAGCGTGATGCTGCAACTGTATTCCCAGTTAGCTTCCGCTGCTTGGCTGATGACGCTGATGCTTATGATGGTGCCGAATATGGTGTTATCATTGATCGTGTTTACGGCTAAAGTTAACAGCTTCGTAAATGCCCCTGAGAAATCGGGGGCATTTATGTATTTAATATATATTTTGGTATAATTCTATTATAGAAATAAGGAGGTTGCCTTGGCAACAACAGTATACGATATTGAAGAAATTCAATTATCAAACGGAGAAACATTAGTAATTAGACCATTAACAATTAAGCATCTGAAGAAGTTTCTGGCAGTAATCAAGAAAATGGATGAGCCAGACGTTACAGATGAAGATCAGGTAATGGAAATCTTTATCGAAGCAGCAATGGTTTGCCTTGAGCAATTAAATCCTGCACTTGCAAAAGATATAGAAACATTTGAAGAAGTCATTGAAGTACCAACAATGATGAAAATTTTAGAAATTGCTGGAGGGCTAAAACTTAATGACCCAAACCTAGCGGTGGCGGATCTAGCTGGAGTGAACTAGATTTAGCCACCTTAGAAGCAGAAGTTTTTCTTCTGGGTCATTGGAAAAATTATGATGAACTGGAGTCTAGTATATCTATCGAAGAATTGCTTGCAACACTTAAAGCAATGCATGACAAAGAGGATAGGCAAAATAAATTTATGGCTGCACTCCAGGGAGTTGAACTTGAAGAAAAAGAAGAGCCTCAAATGGCTGACATCGCTGATCTTAAGGGCTGGAGAGCCAATAAAGAAGGCTTTGGAGTTGGTATGGGACTTGGTTATGTTGCGGAGGGCTAATGGCTAATAATATTAACTTTAATGTTAATGCTTATGCTAACTTTTCTCAGGTACAAACTGAGATTAGTAAGCTAAAGGCATCCATTGCAACATTACAAGCCCAACCACTTCTTGGTACATCTGGAAAACAAACAGCAGATGAAATTCAGGCAGTTCAAAAAAGATTCGATCAAATGGTCTTATCTACTCGTGCCTTTAATATGGAACTAGTAAAGTCCACAGACCACATTGATGAATTAGGATCAAGCATTGAAAGAGGAAAACTTGGTCTTCATCAATACTATGATCTTTGGAGAAATAGAAACGCTCAGGCAAAAAATCAATTAAATGACTTAGCAGATTCTCAAGCGAGAGTTGCTAAGTCATTTGTTATTCCAGATGCATTAAAAACGGGATATTCAAGAGTAATTACTAGCATCAATGCTGACCTTAAAACTTTAGGTGCAACTCAAGAAGCAATGAATATCAAAACAAAAGCTCTTAATTCTGTTATTCGTGGCATGGGTACAGAACTTATTAATCTTGGTAAAAACACACAGTGGACGGGTCGTCAGCTAACAGTAGGTTTAACAGTTCCGATGGTTGCATTTGGTGCTCAAGCATCTAAGGTATTTCAAGATGTAGATAAAGAGTTAACTAGATTAGCAAAAGTTTATGGAACTGGTCTTACAATTACATCTCAACAAACTTTAGATACAATTAGAAAACAAACTTTAGATTTAGCAAGAGAATTAGCTACTGCATACGGAGTAACCGCCCAACAAACCGCTGCAACAGCTGCAGATTTGGCTGCAACTGGCTTACAGGGTCAAGAACTTATAAAGTCTACCAAAGAAGTTTTGCGACTTTCAACTCTTGGCGAGGTAGATCAACAAACTGCAATCAAGGCAACTATTGCCTTGCAACAAACTTTTAAGCTTTCAGCAATGGATACCGCTAAGGCAGTAGACTTCCTTAACGCAGTGGAAAACCAAACAAGCACATCAATGGGCGATTTGGTAGAATCTTTGCCAAGAGCATCTAATGTTATTAAGCAACTTGGGGGAAGCTATAAAGATTTATCTGCTATGATGGTAGCTCTAAGAGAAGCGGGAGTTCCCGCAGCAGAAGGTGCTAACGCAATCAAGTCTGCAATGGCATCGCTTATTAATCCAAGCAGAAGAGCTACAGAGTCTTTTAGCGAGTTCGGTCTGAACCTTGAAGCAATTACAAAAAAGAATTCTGGCAATCTTTTGTTAATGATGAAAGATTTACAAGTTGCTTTAGACAGTATAGATCCGACAGACAAGGCAAGACTAATTGAAAACATATTTGGAAAATTTCAGTTTGCGAAAATCACAGCACTTATCAATAATTTAGGAACTGCGGGAAGCCAAACCGAGCAAGTGTTTAAACTTTCTATGGCTTCATCAACACAGTTAGCTGCTATAGCAGCAAAAGAACTTGAGAAACAAGCAAACAGCGTTTCTGGTAGATACAATAGAGCAATCCAAGAGTTTAGGTCGCAGTTATTGCCACTAGGTGAGCAATTTACCAAGTGGGCTACCAAAGCAATGAACATATTTTCTAAGCTGCTTGAGGTAGTAAATAAGTTCGGGGCTTTAAAAAATATTTTAGTTGGGGCACTTGGAGGGGCAGCCATAGTCGGTCCCGTACTTATGCTTAGCGGTTTGATGATTAACCTTGTTGGATCATTAGTTAAAGGTGCTAATTTCTTCAGAATGTGGAGACAAGGTTTTAAGGGAATTGGAACAGAGGCATCTGGCTTAAAGGGAGCATTCCAAGGTATTCAAAACTACTTTGAGATGATTGATACAAGTTCTTTGGCAGCATCTCATAATACAGATATGCTTGCACAAAATGCAACAAATGCTACTCAAGCATTTGCTATTCTAAATAGAGAAATTCAAAAACTTTCTGAAAACCTCCTTGACATTGCTGGTCATCCAATTACTCCATATATTCCTAACACTAAATATGCAACAATGTCTAAGGATGAACTTACTGCCCTGCATTTATATGAAGCAGATTCAAAGCAACAAGGTGGAGAAAGACCCCATTACACATCTAAAGCAGAAGCATTAAAGCAGTATTATGCTAATCCTTCTGCTACCCCCCAACTACAAGCAGTTGAGACTAGTTACATCACTAAGCATGGACCACAAGTGGGTGCAGAAAAGTTTAAGCAATACTTTGAAGAAGGTCAAATGTCACAATATGGCATGGTTCCTCAAGGTTCTGCAGCAGGTCTTTTGCAAAGAAGATACGGTCAAGAAAATGTTATTTATGGAAATGCGGGCGGTCCTTCAAGAGATGAAATTTTTGCCAGAGAAACTCAAAGACTTATCGACATTCATGATCAAATTATTCGTGGAAAAATTAAAGATGAAGAATTGGCGGGAGAAGAGTTAACAAGAATTCTTGGATTTACAAGTCAAAAGGGTCGTCAATTAACAGATGTTCAAATTGCGGAACTTGAAATGATCATTGACAAAGTTGTATTTGAAGCATCACAGGTTAATAAATCCGTTGTAGATAATCTTGTTGCCCAAAAAACTCTTTTGTCTGGTTCCGAAACTGCCATTGACGAGTTAAATGCTCAAGTTAAAAGAATTATGACAAGTGGAGATTCACAATCTCGTGCTGGAAGAGTCTCTGTTGCATGGCAACAATTTGTTGATACATTGTCGGCAAACGCTGTTAGAGAAATTAACAATTATCGAGTTATGGTTACATCTCAGATTTCAGGTGCAGCGACACCACAAGCAGCACTCATGGCAGGAAGAAACCTTGAAGCTGAAATTGCACTTACCGCTTCAAGGCAAAGTAAATCATTTGCAGAGCAATTGGGTCCTGGAGAAACAATGGGGGCACAGAGATTAAAATCTACAATTGTAGGCTTCTCAGGACCAACTAAGAAATTACAATCGGGAGGCTCTGCCTGGGTCCCAGGAACAGGTGATGGAGATAAAGTACCAGCCATGTTGGAGCCTGGAGAATTTGTTGTAAATAAAAAAGCTGCTAAACAATATGGCGGGCTTCTTCATGATATCAACTGGAATAGAGCACCAAGATTTTCTCGTGGCGAAAGTGATGTTCTTCGACCAGGAATGGGGTTACAAAAATCACACCTTATGTCTAGTAAAGTTGGACCAATGCTTATGCTTCCAAGAAATATTAATGTTGGTATGGAAGGTCCTGGAATTCCTGGTAGTATGCTTTCATCATCTTTCTCTGACCCAAGGTCTTATGCTCTACTTCATCAATTAGGTCTTAGAATGGGAATTCCAGAAAAAGAAATCTTTAAAGATTTAATTTCTTTGCAAGAAGGCTTATTGTCATCAACTATATCTTCTGGATTTTATGGTCATGGCTCCTTTGAAGAAACTATTGGAGATAGATTAATACCACAAACACTATACAGTGGTAAATTTGGAAGTATTTGGAAGCTTTTAGAGGGAGCATTGTCGGTAAGAAATCAAAGAGATATTGATCTTGCTACACAATGGCATGAATCTGGAATGCTTAGTCCAGAAATGTTTGCAAAAATTGAAAAAGCACAAAGAGAATTAGATGCAGGAAAAAGTTTTGGGGGAACTGGAACATCAGTAATCACAAGAGCTTTAGAAGAACGAAAAATTCCAAGATCTATGGTGGCAACCAGTGGTGGTTTGGGAGCAAATGCTTGGCGAGACATGTCTCTTGCTATTCCAACACTTGCAGAAGTATTACAATACGGAAGGCAATCTGGAGGAAGTATTCCTGGATTTGTAAGTGGCGGTTCTGCCCTTGAGGATATTTGGGGCAAGGGTCAAAGAACATTTAGAGCAGCACAATGGCAGGGACCAAGACTACCCATTGATTATGGATTCCAAACAAGAACTCCAGAACTTAATCGTCATCCATTTTTTGCAACTAGAGAAGAAGCAGAAGAATATGTAGCGACAGAAGTTGCAATGAAAAGTCTTTCTGGTACAGAAAAAAATGAACTAGCCTCTTTGCGTGAATTTGTAAATGATGAAACAAATCTGAATTATCTTGCTAGTGTTTGGCAACAAAATACATCAGGAATTAGAGGTAATCCAAAAAGATTAGAAACTTTATTATCTCATTTCATGCCAATCAAAGATGCAATGACTTTGAGAAGAAAAACAGTTCTTGGTGTTCCAGGAGAAATGCCAACAGAGCAACAAGTTTCAATTTTGGATGCCCTTTCCTCTGGAGCTTATGAAAGTATTATTGGAAAAAAGATCAGTCTTACTGGAAATCCATCTGCTTACACAGAATGGGGATTTGACTGGCTGGCAGGTAAAGATTTTGAGGGTAATGCCCAACAACGAGAGTTTAGAGAAAACCAAGTAATAAAAGCTAAAGAAAAATTAGAAAGTGCAAAAAGACAAGTTGAAGCTTTAAATGATCCAAACCCTCAGATAGCTGCTATGTCTAAAAGGTATTTAGAAGATAGATTTACGGGCTGGCGCAGTGGGGTCCCATTTGAAGAAAATATAGCAACATACTTGAATATGCATGAAGATGCGATTGTAAGCGCACAAGCAGATCTTGCAAAGGCTAAGCCTATGGGCAGAGAACCAAGAGATGTTATGTTCCAAAGAACATTCAAGCCAGGAACACCAATGCTGGATATTTCCGCAGTCAACCCTAATGAAAAATATCGGGGCATTCCACTTATGGAAAGAGAATGGATTACTGGTCCAGGAAATCCAATAATAGAATCTGTTTCTCAAGCATGGTTTCCACCAAATAAAATGCTTGGTGGTCAAAGAGCGTATCAACATGCAATTGAAAATAACCTATTCCCATATGTATTAAATATGAAACAGCGTGGCGGTATTCAACATCTTGCACAAGGAACTAAAGATGATGAGTATAACCTACAAACATTGGCAAACACTTGGCAACAGGGTCCAAAAGGCATTAGAAATTATCCAGACAAACTAGAAGCATTATTACGTTTCTTTACTCCAATTAAACAAGCAATGACCCTGAGAAGAAAGTCAATGCTGGGAGTTCCTGGAGAAATGCCAGATGCTCAACAAATTGCTATATTAAAAGCACTTGAATCTGGAAACTATGAATCAATACTTGGAAGCAAGTTTACTTTAAATGGTAGACCATCTGCATATACTGAATGGGGACCAGAATGGTTAATGGCTCGTGAATTCCATGACCACCCGCTTAAAATGCGTCAAGCAGAGAATTCGGTGTCTAGTGCTCAATCAGAGATAGAAAACTTAGAGCGTTTTGTAGCGAATTTGCAAAGCCCAGATAAAGAAACAGCTAAGTTTGCTAGAGATCAACTTGTGTCAAGAAATTCTGTGTTTAAATCAGCCGAAG